GTGGTTTAAGCTGCTCCGTCAATGGGTTACAATACAGGAGGGCTGCATGATGGGTTAGGGATCGTATACAATGATCCTCTTCCTCATGTACCGGTACATTCGGGCTTATTTTTTGGGCCCAAACGCCAGCGTAAAGAATCGGGTCCACCCGCATTGAGGCCTTCATGAGAGCTTTACTTTAGCCTAAGCTATTGGGTAAAGCGATGCAACAAGTTTCATGAAGGGTGTCTCATCAGGAGGATTTGCTGCCACCTGCTTAAACATCACACCCACAGCTTCGAGGAGATGACGGTACTCAACTTCGGTACCGAACACATCCCCGGACTCAGGATTGACAACAGCAGTCGCTGTTGCTTGTGAAGTCAAAAGCACCGGCAGTGCCGTGCCATCCGTCATTGCGACGATTGCGGGATGCCAGTTGAAAATGGCAACCTCAAAAGTGCGCAGAGCGACGTTGGTAATGGTCGCCAGGGTTGGCGAAAACACATTCCGTGTAATGACACGGGGCGTGACCCGCATTCCCAAAATCTGGGGAATTTCAGGACCATACGCGTCGACTCGACGCGCAAAAATCCAATTCCCCGTATCGTTCTTGGGAAAGTAAGGAGCGGAGTGACCAGAATTACGCAGGGCTTGTGAAGCCTGCTGATGATCAATCCGCGTATAGTCTGCGGCGACCAAGGCAAAAACAGATGCCTGGATCACAGCCGCACCGCCTACAGCAGTTGGGTCGGCGGGATAGCTTAAGGTTGCCATTTACGGCTCTTTCTGTGGCATTGCCACTAGAATTGGGCATTTATGGAGGCTACAAGATCAGAGTGAGCAGCAGTGGTACCGCTGCATCAAACTGTACGCCTTGCGTTTGTAACCAAGAATCGCGAGGCGGGTCGACGAACGAATCAGTTTCGTCCGACCGAATGTAGAGTTCGTAAGTTAGCCCACTGACGTCAGTGATCTTGACGTTCACCGAATGACCAATCCGGGAACGGCGAAATCTCACCGACGAGAAGAACGTTTGAGCATCCTCTATCAACTTTGATATCGGAAGCACCCAGTCGACTACGAACGTGAAAGTTCCTGCTGCCCAGATAGTCTTAGGTTCGGGTAACAAACCCGCGACTAGGGCTGGCTGCAAGAGACCATGTATTGTATCCACGACGTCATTGTTCCGCAAGGAAACAGTAGCTTCGGTGCGAAATTGGATGTGCCAATGGATGAGTTCTTCCCGCGTAATTTGCTGGACAAGCTCTTTCAAGCCCGGCGGCAAATCGAAGAAGTCGGTATCACTATTGAACACTAGCCCTTTGCTTGCTTTAAACAAGGTGAGACTAGGCAAGTGATTACGCAGGACGTCAGAAACGCCTTCGAGCGTCGGTCTAACGGCGAAAATATACGCCAAATAGCCACCGGCAAGAAGGCGAAGGAGAAGTTTCAGACGGTAGAAATATCCGTCTGGAGGCGCTACCTTTCCGAGAAACAACGCATCGGCAGATAAGGCTTTGGTACCAGTAACAGCGCCCAGTAAAGAACCTGGGAGTGTTGCCGCAGCTGGTAAAACTTCGCTGATAAATCCAGGTGACTCTATTAAAGTTTCGAATTGCTTCGAAACATCACCCAACAGTACGGAAAAAGCACCGGACTGTGAGTGGTATAAAGCTCCTTGGCATGCAGTGATCGACCAGTCGGTACTTTGCACAATTGCATCGGCCAACTGTCCCGTCTGCTCTTTGTGTCTGATCAATCGCTGGCGATAAACGCCTTCGAAGATCTTAACGTCACGTACCATGGCACCATCGGTCAACATACGCCAGTCCCGGCAGTCCTCAATTAAGAGGTTCAGCCCAGGATCTGTTAGCGACAACGAAATCGCTACGTTGTATGACATTGTACCGAAGTAGAGTGAGTGGTTCAACTTCCAGAATCCGTGACAATCTACATGATAGGAAAGATATCTCTCCGTTTTACCGGTGAGTTTTATCTCACATTCATGATAGTCAACAGAACCATCCCGTTTAAAGGAGACGGTAGATGACTGATTAAAAACAGACGTCATGAATTCGAAAGCACTAACCGATGCTACACGATCACCTGTCGGCGTCGTCAGCAGGTTGAAGAAGAAGTCATCAAAGCTCTTGTCTCCAACATGAGATTCGTTGGTAGGGAAGAACTGAGAGAACATCGTCCGTGCAGCTACCGAGTTCTGCAATTTTACTCCTCCGACTGCCGCAGATATTCGCGGCGTCCAGCTGCCCGCCCCCCGTGGGGGAGGCGTAGTTTGGAACTGGAGAACTTGCAATGCGAATCGCAAGTTATCGAAGTAAGAAGGTTTTCTCTTGACCCTCGTTTTTATATTCGAACCTACGAGACGTAGTTCGTTACGAGAACGGTGGACGTTAACGTCAGGAACATACTGCAGAACCTCAAGAAATGGGTCCGAGCTGTAATCCAAGAACTTGGATCCAACGACGGTTTTCGAGAGTAGTGAAGATGTAAGATCTTTAGACCCTAAATCCACACAGTAGTCCACAAAAACGTTAGTCATGGCGTTCTCCTGCGTCATGCAAGCCCGACGGAGAGTCAAAATCTGCACTACAATCACCGTCACCCCATGTTATATAGCCTTTATGTTTCCAAATGTCGTAAAGAACTTGACAATGGGTAAAGGCAAAGATGTTGGTTCCGTCGTGCGAAATCTCATGCACGAGGGAAGGATCGGTAACCTTTAGCTTGGCAACCGCAGCCTCGTCAGCCAATGATGGCAGTTTGAGTGCGGGATGCCCATGTTCATGTACATGAACAAGCCAGCCTGGGATGTCGTTATGCTTAATCGAATACCGGAGACAATTCACGAATTTACGTGGATACATCACCAGGAACGCGACAGCATTTTCTTCATCCGTTAGCCGAGAAGTGAAAAGAACGATCAAATGGCTGTACATGGCGAAGTCCTTTTCTGGACCAGCCATACGCCAGTCCAACTAATGGGGAACGGTAAGTATAAAGAGGTGGGAGGGGGTATGCCCAGTGACCAAAGTAACCGAGATGGTTTTTCTCACATCACGGTATAGGGTAGACTCGAAGAGGCCGAAAGTGAAGCGTCGCGGTTCGGACGTATACCATAAGGATTTCTCGTTATGATAACGGAATTCTGGCGGCATCTCGCGGTTTCCAAAGTCATCCTATTCTGAGGTTTAG